AGAGGTGAGAAGTTTGAAGGTTACAACAAACCCAAGCGTACCCCTAAGCATCCGACTAAATCCCACGCTGTACTTGCCAAAGAAGGTGACACCATTAAGCTCATCCGCTTTGGTGAACAGGGAGCATCAACGGCAGGTAAACCTAAAGCGGGTGAATCTGATCGCATGAAGAAGAAACGTGCATCTTTCAAAGCTAGACATGCTAAGAATATCAAGAAGGGTAAGCTCTCAGCTGCGTACTGGGCAGATAAAGTAAAATGGTAGGTACTCTTGGTGTCATCATGGTATGTATGTCTGCTTTAGCTGAGCATTGCCAAGTACTGACTAGCCCCTACGTATTCAGTAGTGAGGAGGAATGTCAGGCTTCTACAGTAGCTGAGTCACGTAAGATCATGGATATGTATAGCCACGCAGTCATCACACCTACTTGTGTAGCTCTGCGCTACAATGGGGAGCCAGCCTAATGGCTAAGTCTAAATCAACAGTAAACGCAGCAGGTAACTACACTAAGCCTACTATGCGTAAGAACCTCGTAGCTAAAGTAAAGGCTGGTGGTAAGGGTGGAAAGCCTGGACAGTGGTCAGCACGTAAAGCTCAAATGGTAGCTAAGCAATACAAAGCTAAGGGTGGGGGCTACAAGTCATGAAGGGTGTTAAGCATTACCTTAGGGATGGTACTCTCTATAGTGGTAAGACACACAAGCATTCAGATGGTACTGTTATGACAGGTGCTCGTATGTCTAAGGCTTCTAAGAAGTTACTTCACTATAAAGATCTAAGTAAAACAGCAAAGGCTAAAGCGGATGGCAGTAGCAAAAAGTCAAAAAAGTCTTAAGAAGTGGACAAAGCAGAACTGGCGTACTAAGAGCGGTAAGCCTTCCACGCAAGGCTCTAATGCTACTGGTGAACGTTACTTACCTGCTAAGGCTATTAAGTCTCTTAGCAGTAGTGAGTATGCCGCTACAAGTAGGGCAAAAAGAAAAGGCGCTAAGGCAGGTAAGCAGCATGTGGCTCAACCTAAGAAAGTTGCGAAGAAGACAGCAAAGTATAGAACTTAACTTAAAAGGATTATGACTATGATGAACAAAGGTATGATGGCTCTTAAGAAAGAAGCACCTGAAGTAGCTAAGAAGATGGGTTACATGAAGGGCGGCATGACTAAGAAGATGGGTTACAACAAGGGTGGCTTAGCCTGTGGTGCAGATATGAAACCTGCACGTCCAGTTAAGAAGGGCAAGTAATGAAGTACTATCACAAGTATCAAGAAGCCCTTGAAGCTAAGGGTTATCGTGTAGATGAGCATGGCTACGTGTGGGACTCCATGGGTAATCAGTCTGCAGGTGAAGATAACTATGGCAACGTACAGAGTAAAGACCCTAACGTTACAGCTATCTGTATTGAACAGGATGAGTCACCACTATTAGGCAAGTTAGCTAAGAAGATTAAACCTAAGAAGGCTGCAGCCCCTGCTGGCAAGAAACGTGCTCGTACAGATAAAGGTCATTTTGTAAAGGATGACCCTAACACACCAGAGAATGAAGCATGGGTTGATGAGTAATGGCAGTCTTAACCAGTGCAAAGTATGTAACTAAATCTATTGATGTAACTTCTACTAGCTCATCAAGCCCTCAAGATTTGTATGTATGTCCTAATACTTTTGTTTGTCTGGTTAAGTTCCTGCACTTATCTAATAGCGCAGCTAATAATAAGAAGATCAGTGTGTATTGGTATGAAGCTGCCACTACTACGCATCACTATATCGTAGATGACTTCTCATCAAGTGCTAACTCTATGCATGAGGTAGTAGAAGGTGGTGGATACATAGCATTACAGCCAGGTGATAAGCTGCAGTGCTTTGCTGAGACAGCAGGTACATACCACGTAACTATGTCGGGTGAAGAATACTATCAGCCTACCTAGTAAGTCATAACGGGTATGCAAACTTATTAGAGGTAACTACTACACATTTATGTATAACTATGTAGGCAAACCAGCAATAGTGCTGGCTCAATACATAGGAACATAAAATGTACGCATTAATCGTTAAAACACTGTCCAACTTTTTAGTAAGCATACAAAAAGCACAACAAGCACGTGCTGACTTCTGGTTACTACATAACATGACAGACAAAGAATTACATGATATTGGTATCGCACGTGGAGAGATACGCAACGTTATCGGTGAAGGTTTCAAATAGTTAGGAGAGCTATTGTGGAGAATGTTAAACTACCTATTGCCCTTGTGGCTGCTATGGCTGTTCAGCTTGCTGGTGGTGTATGGTGGGTGTCACAACAGGCTTCCACAATAGCAAGCCTAGAAGAGACTGTTAGCCAGTTAGGCTCACGTATGGCTATTGAGGACAACATTAACCTTAAGCGTGATGTTGAAGGTAATGCTATAGAGATAGAATACGTATGGGATGACGTAGAAGAGTTGTGGGATAATCTTGCATCTATGACCTTAGCTATCGGTGAGATAAATAAACTTAAACAACGGGTAGCTGTTATGGAGAGTGAGCTACGGTACATCAACAGAGACCATAGAGATATGGCAAGGTAGGATGATTGATCCTATTACCGCTATGGCTACTGCTACAGCAGCGTATAATGGTATCAAGAAAGCTGTATCTGTAGGTCGTGAGATCAGCGGTATGGCTGGTACTATATCTCAATGGTCTAAGGCTGTAAGTGATCTGGACTTCTTAGAGGATAAAGCTAAGAATCCTCCTATGTACAAGATGTTTAATAACAACCAGGCTACTGCATTAGACATATGGGCGCAGAAGCAAAAGCTCAAAGAGATGCGAGAAGAGCTTAAGAACCATATATCTTGGACGTATGGCCCTAGTGCTTGGGAAGAGATAGTACGTATAGAAGCAAAGCAACGTAAAGAACAACGTGAGCTAGTCTATAAGAAGCAAGAGTTTATAGATAAATGCATTAACTGGTCTGTAGGCATTGCAGTAGCGCTTGCAGGTGTAGGTTCTTTAATTATTCTGATGTACTTCTTAGGCGTAAAACAAGGCAAGTGGTAAGGAAACAACATGGCTAGAGCACTAACAGAAAAGCAGCAGCGCTTCCTAGAGGTACTCTTTGATGAGGCTGGCGGTGATGCTGTAGCTGCTAAGAAGATGGCGGGTTATGATCCTGCGTCTAGCACATCAGCTATTGTAGAAGCGCTTAAGGATGAGATCGGTGACAGGACACGTACATATTTTGCTCGTACTGCCCCTAAGGCTGCTATGGCAATGGTTGGTGCCTTGTATGATCCTACAGAGCTAGGCATAAAAGAGAAGATGGTTGCAGCTAAGGACTTGCTAGATCGTGCAGGACTTGGTAAGGTAGACAAAGTAGACGTAACATCTGGCGGGGGTGTATTCTATCTGCCACCAAAAGAAGGTACAAACGAATAATACCTGAGAGAGATTTAGGGTTCTGGCAGTTACCATTACCTCCCAAGAACCACACAAAAGAATGGCACCCTATAGTTAAGATAACAAAGAGGATACCCTTTGGTTACAGGATAGATCCTGAGAACGACAGACTACTCTTACCCATTGAATCAGAGCTTGAAGCTTTAGAGCTTGCAAAGCGCCACCTTAAGCAGTATAGTTATCGTGCAGTAGCACAGTGGTTAAGCAAAGAGACTGGTAGAACTATAACGTTCACAGGGTTAAAGAAGAGAATTGAAGTTGAGCAGAAACGTAGAAAAGCAATTGCAATTAAACGCAAGCTTGCCAAGTGGCTCCAAGAAACGCTTGAGCAAATCGAAAAGCTTGAAAAGAAAGGTGCAGGAGCCTACACAGAACCTGACAAAGATAGCTGAAGAACCTGTAGTAGAAACTGTACCTGCACAAGTTAAGGCACCTGAATACGATGTAGAAGAAGCTCAGCAGGTAGTATTTAAGCCTAACCCTGGCCCACAGACAAACTTCCTTAGTGCGTCAGAACGAGAAGTACTTTATGGTGGAAGTGCTGGTGGAGGTAAGAGTTACGCCATGTTGGCTGATCCTCTACATGGACTGAATGATCCTAACTTCTCAGGACTACTAGTAAGACATACTACAGAAGAATTAAGAGAGCTAATACAAAAAAGTCAGGAGTTATATCCTCGTGCTATACCTGGAATTAAGTGGTCGGAACGTAAATCGCAATGGACTTCTCCTCAGGGTGGCAGACTTTGGATGTCTTATCTTGATAAAGACACGGATGTCACACGCTATCAAGGTCAGGCTTTTAACTGGATTGGATTCGATGAGCTTACCCAATGGTCTAGCCCTTACGCTTGGGATTATATGAGATCAAGATTACGTAGTAGTTCCAAAGACTTAGGTCTTTATATGAGAGCTACAACCAACCCTGGAGGAAGTGGACATGCTTGGGTTAAAAAAATGTTTATTGATCCTGCAGTCGGGAATCAGCCGTTTTGGGCAACTAACATTGAAACAGGTGAAACGATTACGTTCCCTAGAGGGCATAGTAAAGAGGGTACACCTCTATTTAAAAGACGTTTTATTCCTGCCTCTCTATTTGACAATCCGTACTTGGCTGAAGCTGGCGACTATGAAGCAATGCTTCTCTCGCTTCCAGA